GACAAAACAGTGCCACAAGTTTTGCGTGTCCCAAGCCACTATCACAAGAACGGTTAAAAAGTTGCGGATAGAATATGAATTGTGCAGAAAGTACAGTGACAAGCTCCCTGAAAATCTGAAATTCTGATTCTGCGTGACGATTTATTGACGATTTATTGACGAAATCCCGACGAGTAGATGATGATTCTACCGTCGGGATTTTTGTTATTCTATAGGTAGAAGGTGGCCACCTCCTAATATTTTGAAGGAGGACTTCTAAACTATGGAAGTAGAAAAGGATTATGCAAGCAAAGGCGTAGCCGGTGCCGGTCTTGGTACGGGTATTGCCGGTCTGGCGCTGGGCGTGATGAACGCTGCGGGCGGCCTGGGTGCTCTGGCTCTCGGCAACCGCAATGCCGTTCCCCCCGCTCCCGCTATGCCCGCCATGCCCTATGGGGTTGGCTACGGCTGGGGCGGGTGTAGCGAGAACATGCCCGTGAGTCGGTATGAACTGGATCGCGAGCAGCAGCTCGCCGCCAAGGATTCCGAAATCGCACTGTTGAAGGCAAATACCTACAACGATCAGAAATCCCTTGAGATGTACGCCTACATTGACGGGCAGTTGAAGGACATTCGCAAGACCCTGTGTGATCAGGCTGTACACAATCAGCGAACTGAGGACAGCTTCGCGCTGGTTCGTCAGGATGTGGAATGCGTCCGGGCTGAACTGTCCAAGGACATCAAGATCGAGGCAGAGCGGCGCTGCTGCGCTGACAATTCCATCGTGACTTACGCCAACGCGACCTTCTATCCGAAGCAGGTTGCCGACGTGACCACCGGAACCGGCACCACGGCACAGACGCTGTACAACCCCCTGCCCAAGTGCGGCGGGTGCTGCAACGGTTGATTCCCGACAATTGGGGCGGCAGCCGCCGCCCCATACTTTCAAGGAGGTAATTTATGATTCCTATGGAAAACGTGCAGGCAGGGCTTGCAAGATTCATTGACAGAAGCATTGCTCCAAGTCTTTCTGGCTGGGACAGAGTTCTGGTCGCCGGGGCTGGGGGGCTGCTTACCGCAAATTTCCCGAAGATTATTGCCCAGTACGCAGATCATCCCATGGTAAAGGCGCTGGGCGTTTACGATATGGAGCATGGCACGGTGGACGTTGACGCCCTGTACAACGCCGCAAAGCCATACATGGGGACAGAGGCGCTGCCCGTAAAAATCCCCGGAATCGGGCTTACGCTCAAGCTGGGAAGGCAAGATATTGATACGCTGTATGCGTACATTCAGGAGGGATGATTATGGAAAACTGGGAGAAACTGATGCACCACATCAAAGATGAGGTCAAGGACGCCAGATGCTACATCCAGGACGCAATGGAAACCCGTGCGACAGACCCGGAAACAGCAGATTTGTACTACCGGCTGTCCGGAGAGGAACTGAATCACATGACCGCCCTCCACAAAGACGTGGTCCGGCTGATAGAAAACTACCGCAAGGAAAAGGGCGAAGTCCCGGAACCCATGATGATCCTCTACAAGTACCTCCACGGGGAAGCCATGGAAGAAGCCGAGAAGGTCGGAATCCTTCAGACAATGTACAAAAAATAAAAGAGACATGCCCCGCCAATCAAGGCAGGGCATGTTTTCTGGTTTGGACAAAAACCATTCCGAAAACGGTGATTGTGTTCGGATTCGCGTCCAATGGTGACCCGTACGGGAATCGAACCCATGTTACCGCCGTGAAAGGGCGGTGTCTTAACCGCTTGACCAACGGGCCTGGTAGCGGCAATCTGATTCGAACAGATGACATACCGGGTATGAACCGGCTACTCTACCAACTGAGTTATGCCGCCATGTGGTCAAAGGATTTCGGCACCGCCGAAATCAGCTTCATTATTGTATCCGAACAGGCAGTCATTGTCAAGACATTTTTTCGTTTTTTTGATGGAATTTTTGGCAATACTTCCTCCGAGGTGAAAATACATGGCTTTTCTCAAGAAATGTCTGCTTTTCTGCATCGGCGGCGGCGCTTATGTGGGGCTGGAACTGCTCTGGCGGGGGTACAGCCATATCAGTATGTTCGCGGCGGGCGGGGTGTGCTTCCTGCTCATCGGGCAGCTCGGGCTGGTTAAGCCCGTTCTGCCATGGCCGCTGCGGGCGGTTATAGGCGCGGGGATTATCACCATGGTGGAGTTGGCGGCGGGACTGCTGGTGAACCAGCACTACCAGATCTGGGACTACC